GGACCAACCGAGGAAACACGCAAGGGGGGTTCTCCGGCGGCTTCTGCTGGGCGGAGTATGCCGGGGCTGGCGCTTCGATTACCCCGCAGTTCACGACGAGCGTAGGCGCCGATAACTACGTTGTATTCCAGTGGCTGCTGACGCCTACTTCCTCTGGAGCCAGTGGCTCAGCGGCCATTGCGCAGCCCGCTGATACCGTTTCTGGGGCTGGGGGGTTGTCAACGTCCGGCTCAGCGTCGATTACCGAGCCACACGACACGGTTTCCGGCTCTGGCGCTCTCGCAGCTTCTGGATCGGGGGCGGCTACGGAGAGCCATGACACCGTTTCCGGATCTGGCGCCGCTGGCGCTTCCGGCTCTGGAAGCCCGCAGGAAAATAACGATACCGTATCCGGTTCAGGAGCCACCTCGGTAGCCGGAACCGGTGCTCCTGCCGAGGCGCACGATGTTGTAACCGGTAGTGGAAGCTTGAAATCTTCGGCGTCAGGGACGGTCAACGAAGGAGCGGATCAGGTATCGGGGGCAGGTACGGAGGCTACTTCAGGGTCGGCGACTCTGGCGGAAGCCGCCGATACGGTAATAGGGACAGGTACAGAAAGTTCCGGAGCTACGGGGGCTATGGTTGAACCGGCTGATGTAGTAGCAGGTTCAGGGACAGTGTCGGTTGTTGGGGTCGGCGCAGATAATGAAAATGCGGATGTAGTCTCCGGACTAGGCGCACTGATGACGGGAGGTAGCGGCGCCCTGACGGAAAGCTCCGATACCGTTTCGGGTAGCGGGACAGCATTACTTGTGCCGCAGACGTGGCGACGGTTTAGAGGTCCTGGGATTAGTCCTGATTGGCAGCAGACCTTCGTCCGTCGTTATCTCTCTACCGACGTAGTCCCGATGGTGCAGGGTGCCGGGTTAGTTGTAGAGGCACCAGATACTGTAGCTGGGATGGGAGCGCTCGCTACGAGTGGTACGGGAACAGATTCCGAAAGTTCTGATACTGTTGGCGGTAGTGGGGGGGAGTCTGTTAGCGGCTCAGCGGCCCTTGGTGAAGGGGCGGAAATCGTTACCGGGACGGGGGTGACGTCGGCTACTGCTACAGGAGGAGTGACGGAAAGTGCTGATGTGGCAGTTGGAATCGGAGGGGTAGCTGTTGCGGGATCAGGAGTGGTCACTGATTCTGCCGATACGGTTTCGGGAACAGGACAAGGTTCTAGCACAGGAACAGCGGCGATTAGCGAAGCCCACGATACCGTGGCCGGGGCTGGGACGGTATCGGTTGCGGGGAGTGGCAGTATTTCAGAAGGAACGGATGTTTCTTCGGGTATCGGTTTGGCGGGATCTGGTGGATTTGGAGAATCCACTGAAGCAGCTGATACGGTAGCTGGCGTCGGAGGGATTACTGACCTGGGGTCAGGTACGATTGCCGAAGGAGCAGATCAAGCCAGTGGGGCTGGTATTTTGGTAACGGCCGGCAGCGGAGCTGAGGTTGAGACTGCGGATATCGTGACGGGGACGGGAGGTGCGGGATCAGGAGGGGTTGGGGCAGCGACTGAAGCAGCGGATGTAGCCTCGGGTAGTGGAACACTTAAAACTGCAGGGGCCGGAGCACTAGGTGATTCCCCCGATACCGTTTCGGGGGTGGGGGTAGGGAGTGTCTCAGGGGCGGCAGCCATCCTTGAATCAGCAGATGTAGTGGCAGGTGTTGGAGGGGTACCCCTACAGGGAGCAGGTTCTAGCGTAGAAGGTGCGGATACGGTGCAGGGATCTGGCACCGCTGGAGCCTCATCATCAATGATCGGTATTATCCCTGGGGTGGCGTTGTGGCGATTGGTCAGCATTGGCACTGCTACCATGACACAGAATGTGGGGAGCTAGGACATGACGCCGCAGTTATCTTTTGACATGCATGCGGAAGACAGCAAGATTCTGCAGATCACGGTTAAAGATGCCAACTCAGGCTCCCTTATCGATTTGTCCGGATGCACGGCGAAATGGCAAATGGCGCGACAATTGACCAGCTTGCCGTTCACGTTTTACAGTCTGCCTATCGTCAGTAAGGACACGACCAGTGGAATTGTTATTACCGACCCGATACATGGGGTGATGCAGATCACCCTGTTGCCGACGGATACCTCGGGATTACGGGGAGCGTACTATCATGAACTGCGGGTCACGGATACCGGGGGCAATGAGCAGACGGTATTAGTAGGGACGATTACTATTTACCGCACGTTGATCCCTTGAGGGCAGTATGACAGTCACGATTACCGTCGAAACGGGGGCTAATGTTCCGAATGCGAATAGCTATATCGCATTGGCGGACGCGGCTACGTATTTTGCGAATCGCAATGATACGGTATGGACGAACGCCGATCCCGATAGTCAAGGGGGAGCCTTAGTGCGGGCAGCCGCCGGGATGGATTATTGGTTGAATGGCCGTTGGCGGGGGAGGCGTGCAAATGCCGTACAGGCATTAGACTGGCCGCGTTGTGGAATCTTCGATTCCGATGGCTACTGTGTGCCCAATAACGTGGTACCGCAGAAGGTGATGTTCGCCCAGTGTGAAGTGGCGAAGATTGAATTGACGACGCCGTTCATTCAGCAGTCGGTGTCTAAAGATGATTGTCCGGAGTCGGTGGAAGTCGGTCCGATCAACGTCAAGTACAAGGCGACCGCGCCGTCGATTACGTACTGGCCGCAGATTATTGCTATGTTGCGCGATTATGCCGCCATCGGAGTCATGCCGATTGAGGTGGTGGTGGGGATGTCGCGGCGGGAAATGGAAGAAATGCGACACGATCATCACGGCTTTGGCATGAATCCGTTCGATTTCCCTGATTACTTCCATTTGATCAAGGAGCCTATTTACAATCCTTCGCTTCCGGCTGGATGGGACGCCAGCTGGTTAATCTGAGGGTTGTATGAGCATTGACCCGACCGGCTTCTATGCCAACCTGCGCAATAAGGTGGCGTCCCCGCTGATCCAGGAATATGGATTCCAGGGTTCGGTGTGGGTGAAGTCGGCGGAAGTCTTCGATCCCGTTGCAGGAGCCATCACTTCCCCCGCCGTGTGGGGGCAGAATCCCTGCTTTGCGGTCTATGGGGGAGGAAAGACCGGAAAGTATCCGGGTGTGGCCATCAAGACCGATCCCAAGACCTTGACCCGTGTACGAACGAAGGAGATGTTCGCCGATGCGGTCGCTCTGGGAACAGTAGTGCCGGCCCCCGATGATTTGTTCGAGGATGAGCAGGGTAATCTGTTCGAGATCATGGAAGTCGAGATGACGAATCCGGGTGGGGTGACTCTGCTGTACAACTTGACGGTGAAGCTATGATCCTGGAAGCCGAGGCGTTCGCCGATAAAATGGAAGAGATCGGGGGGACGACCGTGCAATTAATTGCAAAAGAGGTCGCGGCCCTCGTGTTCGAAGAGGTGGCCGATAACATCCTCCGCAACACTCCGATTGCGACCGGACAGGCGCGCAACAACTGGAATCCGTCGGTAGATACCCCTGATGAGACGATTGTGTCGGGCAGTACGGAACTGGGGGACAGCGACTTCAATACAGGCGCTCCGGTGACGGGCTCGGAGAAGGAGCGCTTGAATCAGGCCGTTCATGCCTTCTTGGCGTCCCCAGGGGCGTCGAAGCTGTGCTTGACGAATGCGCTGTCCTACATCGGAGGGCTGGAAGACGGTAATTCTGACAAGGCGCCAGGAGGCATGGTGGCCGTCGGGATTCCGGCCGCGCTGGCAAAGCTGTCTGATGCGAAGATCACTGCTCAGGTCTCATTGGAAGCTGTACAAAGTAGAGGCGTGGGATGAGTACGGCTCTGGAACGTCAGGCGATTGCGCAGGTGCTGCAGAACTACGTAACGGTTCAGCAGCCGCCAATCGAGGTCGAATGGCCGAATCGGGCGTTCGAGAAGCCCCAGGGGCAGCCCTGGATTCGTTTCACGGTCAAGGATCAACGCGGGTTGCAGATCGAGATGGGCTCGACTAACAACACGCATCGGGTTTACGGCTCGTTGATTCTGCAGGTGTTCGTGCCTGCTGATTCGGGAGACGGGGCGGCACTAGCGCTAGGGGATGCTCTAGGCGAGTTGTACCGCCAGAAGGCGCTGAATTTTGCGGACAACAGCGGGCATGTGCGGATGCGCGATCCGGTGTTGATCCCAGTAGGCCGGGACGGAGGGTTCTGGCAGACGAATGTGGTGATTCCGTTCCACCGCGATGATTTGCCGTGAGGGTGACGCATGACGACGCAGTACAATGCAGGTTTGGACAGCAGTGACGTAAAAGTCTCCTACGCTGTCGAAGCGGTCTGGGCTACGATCCCGACCACAGTGTTCAAGCAGCTCCGCATCACGGCGGAGGACTTCACGGAGTCGAAGACTCGGACGCGCCCACTGGAGATCAACCCCAGTGGTTATGCGCAGCACGCCATCACGACCAAGGTGGAAGCGAAAGGCTCGCTCAACTTCGGTCTGTCGTTCGCGACCTTCGATGACTTCTTGCTCGGGGCACTGAATGCCGCCAGTTGGTCGAACTTCGGTTCGCTGGTGGGCGCAGCGGGGGTGATCTCCGCCGTCGCGGCCGGTAACGAATTTTCCGATACCGGCACGGGAGCCTTCGCGCAGTTCGTGCCGGGGCAAAAGATTCGAGTCTCCGGCTTCACGAACGCGCAGAACAACGGCATCTTCAAGGTGGTGTCGGTCACCGCCGGGCCGCCTTCCATAATGGTGGTGGTCGCGACAAGTGGTACGGTGGGCGGCGGAATCCTCGTCAACGAGGCGCCTGCCGGTTCCATCACGATCGAGGCTTACAGCCTTGTCGAGGTGGGTGGGGATATCTCGATCACGACCGGGACGAACGTCCTGGGGTCCACGACTGCGAACAAGTTCGCCAATGTGGTCGCAGGGCAGTGGCTGCAGCTGACCGGGTTCACGAACGCGGCCAACAATGGGGCGTTCCTGGTGGCCTCGAAGACCGACAGTACGCATCTGGTACTGGAGAATGCCACCAACACCCAGGCTTTCGTTACGGAGACGCCTGCCGCTGCGGCGGTATCGATTTTCGGTAACTTCGTCCAGAACTCGAACGTGGTGACGACCTTCAGCTTCGAAAAGCAGATGGCGGCGAATCTGTTCTTGCAGTACGTTGGCAGTTACGTGTCGAGCCTGCAGCTGACGATGCAAGTCGGCAAGTTCGTCGAAGGGGTGCTGTCGTTCCTGGTCAAGGGCCAGACCTCGGCGGTTGTGGAGGGCGGCACAGCAACGCCCTATGCCGCGAACGTCAATCGCATTATCGACAACATCGGTGGCTTCAGTGCCTTCAACGTCAACGGAGCGGCGCCCACAGCCGTGCTGCAGTCGGTGGAGTTGACGATCAGCAAGCAGCGCTCGGCCAGCCAGTACGGCATTGGTTCAGCCAATGCAGTCGGTATGCGGCGCGGCACGTTGCAGGTGGACGGCAAGCTGTCGCTGTTCTTCAAGGATTTCACGTACTTCAATGATTTCGTGAACGAGACCGATCTTGGGGTGTCGTGGCAGCTGACCGATAACAACGGCAATGCCTACGTCATCACGCTGCCGTCGATCTCGATCATGAATCCGTCAATTGTGGCGAAGGGGATCGATCAGGACATGGTGGCGGACTTCGCACTGGAAGCGAATCCAGCCCCGGCGACGAATGCGCTGTATCCGGCCGTTACCATCCAGCTCGATCGACTGTTCGTCAGCTGAGTTACCGTACAAGTCCCGTGCAAGACGAGGCGCCCCTTCGGGGGCGCTTTCGTTTGGAGGATGTACTCTGTTCTCGAATCTCGCGATGACGCGAGTCCTTACACGAGGCGAGGATAGTCATGAAGTCCAAACTGTTTACGATGTTCGGCACCGACAAGAACGCGGAAAAGACCGGTGTCTGGATCAATTACGGCGACGTCAAGTTTCTGGTCGCTCGCGCGGGCGGCTCGAATATCGAGTACGCCGAACGCCTGAAGGCCAAGATTCGACCGTTGCGCAATCAGATCGAGCGGGACACGTTGCCGAAGGCAGAGGATGACCGCATCACCGCCGAGGTCTATGCCGAGACCGTGATCAAAGACGTACAGGTGCTGACGTCCGAAGGTTCGTGGGAGCGCGGCCTTCCCACCGAAGACGGGAAAGTAGTACCGTTGACCCGTGAAGGTCTCGTGGCGTTGCTGCTGGAGTTGCCGGATCTGTTCCGTGATCTGCGGGTGCAGGCCAATGATGCGGTGAAGTTCACGAAGGAGCAGGAGACCGCTGACGCAAAAAACTGATTGCAGTCTTGGAGTGGCACCTCGTCTGGGGCCGACGGGAGGAAGGCTTACTGGCTGTGGAAGCACAGACCGGTGAGACCCCGAAGGCGCTGCTGACCAAGCCAAGGCTGCATCCGTGGGTAGAGTGGTTGTGGGACGCTTTCTGGATGCTGGATTCCGGACGTCCCATTCACCAGGGCTCGGTAGGACGAATACCGTTGTCCGAGATCGCCGCGTTTCTAGCTATTTTCGCGGTGGGGGATGATGAAGCCAAGCAGTCTTTCATCACGATGATGAGGGCGCTCGACTCCGTCTACGTGGAGAAGATCAACGCCGAGATTGCTCGGAAGATCGAATCTGATCGTAAGTCTGTGGAGGAGAAGCGGTTTGGCTAACGAATTTGGCATTAAGGTTACGATTGATGCGAGTGGCTCTGCCAAGGGCGCGCAGGAATTTCAGCGCTCGGCGCAGACTATTGCCAATGAAGCCAAGAAGACATCTGAAGAAGCGAAGGGGCTGAAGGAGCATCTGTCGCAGATTGGGGGGACCGAAGTAAAAGAGTCGATGGAAGGCATTACCGGGGCGCTGGAACTATTGAACAGCGCCTTGGGAGCGCTGGGCATTGGTGCCGTCGTTATCGAGTTCCGGGAGCTGTTGAAAGTCGGCCTGGAGCTGGAGGACGCCTTCAAGCATCTGGCGGTCGCGTCGGGAGCCACTAAGGAGCAGATGGATGTCTTTGCGCAATCGACGCGCAAGCTCTCGGATGCGTTCGGCAAGACTCAGATTGACGTTGCCGCAGCACAGCTCGATGTCGCCAAGTCGGGGTTTGCGGATACGGCCCAGAATGCCAAAGTCACCGCAGCGGCATTGGAGCTGTCGAAGATCGGGTTCGTGAGTACGGCGACCGCAGCGGATACCCTCACCCGCGTGATGCAGGCGTATAACCTGAAAGCCGATCAGGCGACGAGCGTCATGCAGTCGCTGTTCGTCGCGGCAAAAAACGGCAAGATTGACATTGGAGAGCTGGGCAATCTGTTTAGTCGCATGGGCTCGGATATTCAGGCGGCAGGTATCTCGATCAATGATGTGCTGGCGTCGGTGTCCGCGCTCGGTAAGAGCGGTGAGAGCGGGTATCGCGCCCTATTCGGGATTCAGGAGATCCTGCAGCGGATTACTGAAACTACGCCCGCAACCAGCGGGGCGTTTCAGGATTTTCAACTTCAGTTGCATGCCGCAGGGATTCAGGCCACCAGTTTGCAAGATTTGGTCGGTCAGCGAGGTCTACAGGGGGCGCTCGCAGCGTTGGTGCAAGCGGCCCACGGTAATCAGGATGTTTTGGGTAAAATTCTGGGGTCGCCTCGGGCCGCGACGGTTGCCATTCAGTTGGTCACTACTGCGGCGAAGGCTTATGGCGAAACGATCTCGGATCTGGCGAATAAGCAGAAGGAAGCCGCTGAGGCAGATAAGCAAGTCAGTGAAAGCGCCGCGTTCTTGGCGGAGACTTTCCGCACGAAGATAGAAAACTCTCTGATCGGGTTGGCCAGTAAGGTGATTGAAGAGCTGGCCCCGATGTTCTCGTTCCTGAACGACCATTTCCAAGGTCTCGAAGACCTCGCCGAAATACTGGCGACGGTACTACTAGGGCGTCTGGTCGTGGCGATTGTCGCGACGGGCGCTAGCATGCTGGCCACAGCGGCCGAAAGCGGCGGTCTGGCGGCGGCTCTGCGAATTTTGGCAGGTGATATCACCTTGGTAGATCTCGCAACAGCGCCACTGCTCGTGGTGCTGGGGGCTGCGGTGGCTGTTCTAGCAGCGCTCGCGGCAGGGCTGGCCGTAGGGTATTTCGCCTATAACCTGTTTACGGGCGGCTTGAAGGCGGCTGAGGCCGCATGGGCAACTGAGATCGACTACGTCTCGCGCCTGATCGACAAATTCCACGAGCTGTCGGTGGCTCAGTCGAGCGCGGCGGCTGTAGCGAAAGCCAGCGTCATCGTTGGTAAGGCTCCTGGCACGGTTGGCGATGCCACGACGGCGCGATCAGCGGGAACCGATGCGGGAAAGACGTTCGTAGACACAAGTCCTGATTTGCTGAAGACCTATGAAGCCGTGCGGAAAGAGCTGAAGGCCGTCACGGACGCGCAGACGGATTACGCCACCGCCCAAAAAGCCGAAGGCGTTCTTGTTGACGGCGGGGTCATTTCCCATCAGGAGCAAGTCCTAGCGCTTCAAAAGTTGAAAGAGGCCCAGTTCAAGGCGTCAGATGCTCTACTGCAGTACAGTGACAAACTGGCGCAGGCGGAGGGGAAGTACGATCCGGTACTGCAGGCGAACCAGAATTACGTTGAGGGGCTACGCAAGCTGCACGAGGCATACGCCATCGCAGGCGGCTCGGCGAAGGAGTACGGCTATACGCTCGATCAGCTGCGATTGAAGCACGAGCAGGATCAGATCGCAGCTCGCGCCAAGGTAGCGGAGACTTTGGCCGTCAGCGATGCCAGCAAGAACGTGATTTCGGTAGAGGCGAAAGAGGAAGAGCGGCAGAAGACACTGCAGGATGCGGTAGATCACAATCGTATCAGTCGTGAGAAGTACAACTTGGCGATGGAAGATTCCACCGACAAGATCAATAAGGCCCTGATCGCCAGCAGTGCCCTGACTTCTGGAGAGCTGAAACTCCGAGAGGCGCAGCTGGCGTTGAGTGAGGCGGAGACCAAGGCCGACGATCTCAAGTTGGGTGGGGATGCCCGAGCCAAATTCCTGGAAGAGTACGCCGACAAAGTCGCCCAGGCGAAGATGCACACCGATTCGCTGGGAGATGCCGTCGATAAGCTGGCAGAGAAGTACGATCCGCTGTTGAAGGCCCAGCATGACTACGCGGACACGCTACAGCGGATCACGGACCTGGAGAAAGAAAAGCCGGAGATGACGTCGGAATTGGAGCAGACGCGCACCTATGCTTCGTTGGATTTCCAGAAGCAGCAGGTTTCCAGCATGACTCTGCCCGCCGATGAGAAGGCGTCGCTGACAGCAGCCAATGATTACGCTACGACCGTCGCCCATCTGAATGAAGAGCTGCAGCAGTTCTCGGACACCAATGGCAAGGCGGGGATCAGCCAGCAGCAGTTCAATCAGGCCCTGCTGGAAGCCAAGGAGGATCTCGCCAAGGCGCAGGGGCAGTACGACGACTACACCAAGGCGGTGATGGACGGAGGTCAGGCGCTGGATCAAGGGTTCACCAGTATTTTCGAGAATCTAGGCAAGCAGGGTGAGACGCTTCGCAAGTTGTTTTATGGGCTGGCCCAGCAGTTGGAAGCTAGTGCCGCCAAGTTGCTGACTCATAAGCTGGAGGAGAGTGCGTTCAGTGATCTGGCGAATAGCAAGAATTCAAGTGTTGCGAGGTTCGGCCTGGATCTTTTAGGGGGCGCCGGATTGAAGCCTAAATCTGACGCCGGATTGAAGCCTAAATCTGACGGCTCCCCCCAATTGGCGACGGCTGGATTGAATTTGAGTTCGGCAGCAGTGCAATTAATTTCAGCGGCCCACGCCATTAGAGGGGTGTCTCTCGGTTCTAAAGGGGGTACCGGGTCTGGACTTGGGGCTGGTCTTATTTCCGACGTGTTCGGAAAAGCCGGCGGAGGGAGTACGGGTGATCTCCAACAGTCGGCCGCCCTCCAAGGTACCGAAAAAGACATCATGGCGGAGGTATCGGGCGCGCTAGGCAGCTCTGGGGGAGGTGGAGGATCAGCAGCCAGCACTGGCGCCGGGCTAGCGCAGACGGCGTTGAGTGCCTATGCCGGGCATGGGGGAGGGGGCGGAAGTTGGGCCGGTCTGGCTGCCAGTATCCTGAGTAGCTGGCTGAGTCGTCCTACCGGAGGTCCTGTTGGGGCGGGTCAAAGTGCTCTGGTAGGCGAGCGAGGTCCTGAGATGGTGACCTTCGGATCAGATGCTCACGTCCATTCAAATGATCAGGTGCGACAGGCAGTAGGCGCAGCGGCTTCTTCTAAGGTCCCGACGATCGTATCGTCCCCGCAAGTGCATGTTCCGGTGCAGGTAGTGAATGTCGATGATCCGAACAAGGTACCCGCTGCTATGCAGGGAGATGCTGGGCAGCGGGCGATTATTAATGTCCTGTCGAGCAACCGTTCGCAGGTGAAGAGCATTTTGGGGTGAGTTATGGCGTGGGCGAGTGGAACGTGTACTGACTTCATTGACTTTCTGCGCAAGTGGCGGGATTACGCTGCTGGGACGGTCAATCCGGCGACCGATCCGGAGATTACGGCGGGAATTCAAGTGCCGAGCGGGCAACGCTGGACCATCCTATCGAATGGGGGCGCAATGCCCGCGTTACCGTCCTCTGGATCTGCGACTGATGGGGAGATGTACTTGCAAGGTCCAGGTTCAGCGGGATTGGATCAGATCATTGTCGGCTTTAAGACCTACCGTAATGCGAGCAATAACGTCTATGGGTTTAGCATAAGCGGAGCCACCGCTTTTGATGCGACGTTGACCTATTCGACGTTGCCGGGCGTACAACCGGTGCCGGCTCATGTCGCCTTAGCGAATTCGTCTTTCAATTGTTGGTTCTGGGTGAACGGAAGCAGGATGATGGCGGCGGCGCGGATCGGGACTACTGACGTGCTCATGTATGCGGGGTTTTTAACGACGTTTGCGACCCGGAATCAGTATCCCTATCCGCTTTTTGTGGGGGGTTCGACAAAAGATGCCACGATCGGCTATCAGATTAATAGCCTCAGTCAATCCTGTATCCCTGACCCTTGTGACGATGCGTCGTCGTTTCGTTGGGTGGATGGCACCTGGAATGTAGTGCAGCACTACCTGAACGGCGGTCCTTTTACAACCCCCTACGCGATATGGCCGCTTCGAGATGCTTCGGCCACCGATGGGACCGAAGTGGTTTCGACTGATAACGAAGACGGGTTATGGGGGAATTGGAGTTCCACAGGGGTCCAAATTTCAAGCAGTGAGATAGGCGCTTATGCTCTGTTCCCCACTATCCTACTAGCTGCTAATCAGCTCGTCGGACAGCTTACTGGGGTGTATGTAGTAAATGGGCTAGTTCTGGCAGCTGGGGATACCATCACGGACCCGAATTCAAACGTATATGACGTGTTTCACAATACGTGGCGGTCGGCTGGGAACAATTTTATTGCTGTATTGAGGGCTTGATCATGCCGTATCAGGTAGTCTCCAGTGTCGCTAGTATGGATAACATCCTGGACTATGTGTCTGCGTTCCTTACTACGGTCGGAATATGGACGATAGACCATAACTTAACGACTCCTAGCTCAAATCCCACCCTATTGGGGGTGCCTTTGGGGGGTCGTATTTTGGTAGCCCATAGCGGAGATTGTTTATTTTGTCTGCGCTCCACAGCGGCTACTCCTGGAGCGGGGATGCTGTACCTGTTTGGCGGAGTACCGGGAGGTACGAACGGTACAGACACCAATCTCAACGATGATGATGGCTGCGGTACGTTTTATCAATATTTGGCGACGAATACGTATTTAACGCAAGCTGGGGGCTCGGCGCAACGATCTATTGGTCCTTTTGTAGGACCCTTTCCTCACCTGTATATGTTCGCCGACTCTGCCGGAACCTATTTTCATATGGTATTAGAGTTTGCCACGGGAGATTTTAGACATCTGACAGTAGGGAATTTGGTTAAGTATGGTACTTGGACGGGAGGGGGGTACTATTCGGCGATGTATTGGGACCCCTCTTTGGATATTAGTATCCCAAGTGGGGGAAATAATACGGTGTTATTCGACAATAATACCTCTGCTGCGGGAGGGCAACCGCCACGGGATTGGACGGTGCATTACGTGTCACCGACTAGTGATCTTTGGATTGCTCCGAACGGAGACAATATTCTCTCAGGGAGCACGGTGCAGCGACGGCAGGCGCGAGGGTCGGTACGCGGAGGGTTCAATCGCGCTTTCAAGAATATTGCCGAATCGCTGTTTTCCGGCCAAATTCCCTTGGCGCCGATCGTGATCGGTGCCGTACGCCAGTCCGATACCCCGAACACCATCCGATTTATCGGCGAAGTACCTGATATTCGTATGGTGAATATGACGAATCTTGCTGCGGCAGGGGAATTCGCCATCGGTTCCGATACTTGGAAGTGTTTCCCGTTCGCGCAGAAGAATGGATCGGCAGGGACGGAGAATTCGGGGGTCGGAGGCTTGGCGTATAAGAAACTGCCATGACAGCGCATTCGGGGTATGTTTGGCATTTATTTGATGTGTATCAGGAGTCCCTGAGTAATAGTTTTGCCAATCATCCTCTCGCACTAGCTAGTGCTTCGCTGGTTGACTTTGTTGCTATGATTCCAGGGACTCGGGCTCATAATGTCTTGTCTTTTGTCACCCATAACTGGTCGGGATACATTTTTCCGACTTATGCTACTGATATTTTAAATCACTGGTTGATCATTCCTAGTACGTTGCTGTTGGGCAACCTACTGGGAGATCAGACGCGCACGGTGGAGATTGCCAATCTCTATAGTGTGACGCATCAGATTGATTCGATAACTAATAATATGGGGGTGGGGGGGCTGCTACCTACCTTGGGCAGTTTGCCGATTTCGGTGGGGGCCTCTAGCAGTTACTCTTTAGAAGTTCAGATTAGCAGCACCGGGCCGCCGACTCTGAACGGCAACATTACCCTAACTTTCGATATCGGCGGTTCAATCGTTCTCCCCGTCACCGGCCAGCGAGTGACCTTATTTCCATGGGACCCAGAGCAGTTCTACACCGAAGAATTACAGTGGAAGACTGATATTATTGAGGCGTACAACGGCACCGAACAACGGATTTCGGTGCGCCGCAATCCCCGGCAGAAATTGACCTACGAAGTGTTCTTCACCGACCCGGTGCAGGATGCTCAGGCGAGGATTGTTCTGTTTGCGTGGTTGCCACGTGTCTGGGGAGTGCCGATCTGGTGGGAGCAGCAGGCGATGACCGCCGAGATGCCAATAGGGACTTCCATAATCGCCGTAAATACAGCGAACGCTGATTATAGGGTCGGAGGGCTGGTATTCGTGCAGAACCCCGCCAAGCAGTATGAAGCGTTTGAAATTTCAGCTTTAACCGGCACGCAAATCACGGTGGATTCCCTAGCGGCAAATGATTACCCGGTAGGGTCCAAGGTGATGCCGTGTCGCACGGCTTATGCTAAGACGCAGACTACCCACAGCGCCTACATCACCGGGGCGGAGAAGGTGACCGTTGAGTTCACGACGCTAGATAATATCAATCTGGCCGATATCACCGGGTGGACCCTCTATCAAGGATTGCCGGTGTTGAGCGACATCAATTACGTCGAAAATACTCTGGCTGAGGGGATGGACCGGCATGGGGTGACGGTGATTGATAACGCGTCAGGGCAGATTTATCAGGTGGCTTCAACAGATCGCTCACGGCCAAAGACCGTGAAATCGTGGTGGACGACCTATCAGGCCGACATCTGGACGATTCGTAAATTGGTGCATTGGATGCAGGGATCACAGCAAGTGGTGTGGTTGCCGACGAATCGTAACGATTTGATCGTGGCTGAGACTTATGAAGGCGGCTCTACTAACCTCACCATTAGTAATGTAGGGTTATACCTGTATGCGGTCAACGGGAGTGGCGGCATGCGCCCCTTCGGGGATATCCGCGTTACGTTGGTAAGCGGGGCGACCGTCCTCGTGCAGATTTTAGGTTCGACGATCGGGGGGTCTCCGAATGAGGAGATTCTGTCTCTAAGTGGTTCGTTGAGTTCTTCTACGCTGATCCCCGCGCAGATTGCTCGTGTCGAGTTTTTGCAGTTGATGCGTATTGCGGACGATAAGGTAGTGTTAACTCATGACCATCCCGGTCGGGCGCATATCGTGATGACTCTGATCGGGGTGTCCGCATGACGTTCCTCAGCCTGGAAACCAGTGTCGAGAGTAGCCAGCCAGTTGAGCTGTATGAGTTTACCTATCAGGGGATTACGCAGTATTTCACTTCGTCAGATTCGATCGTTACCATCGGACCGATCAATTACATCCCGACGCAGATCGCACGTTCGGAGATCTTAAATTCGGGGGAGATTGGTAAGAACAATTTGACGTTGAACTGCCCGGATCAATTTACGATTTCAGAGCTGTTTGGGGCCGGGCCGCCAGAAGATATCGTCACCCTGGTAGTGAAGCGGGTGCAGTACGCGGATCTGGATGTTACGCAGGTGGAGATCATCTGGATCGGGAGGATTACGGCCGTGTCGTGGCCGCCCCTGCGTTCAGAGATCACCTGCGAATCCGTTTTCACCTCGTTGCGGCAGGCCGGGGTGCGGCGTACTTATTCAGTGAACTGCACCTTTGCGCTGTACGGATTGGAGTGTACCGTCAATTTGTTGGCATTTACGACGACGGTGACGGTGGACAATCAGGTAGGGAATATCTTAAACGGGGCGGCGTTTGCCAGCAAACCGAACGGGTGGTGGGCGGGCGGAAGGATCATTTGGCAGAATAGTCCTGGACTGTACGTCAAACGGGGCATCAAGAATCACTCCGGCAGCCAAATCGAGATTACGTTTGCCATGCCGAATTTTCCCAACGGTACCGCAGTGCAGATTGCACCGGGGTGCGACCACTCTTTTGCCACCTGCCAATCGAAGTTCGCTAATGGGTTAAATTATGGCGGCTATCCGTACATGATGAATAAAAATCCATGGGGGAATGCCTCGGTATTCTGATAGATTGCAATTAATTGCATTTGAGGAGAGTTTTTGTGTGGTTTGAGGTGGCGTATTTTGTCATTACCTTGGTGCTGACCATCGCGTTGGCGCCTAGGCCGCCTAATGCCAAGGCGGCGACGTTGACTGATTTTCAGCTACCGACTGCGGAGCAGGGGCGCAGTATCCCGGTGATCTTCGGTACGGTATTGATCACGGGTTCGAACTGCGTCTGGTATGGCGATCTTGCGACCGTGGCGAATAAGGTGCATTCCTTGTTCAGCTCGACGACGGTCGGGTTTTATTACCATCTTGGATTTCAACTGGCTCTAGGGCACGGTCCGTTTGATTCGATCAATAAGATTTATTGGGATGAGAAATTAACGTGGCAGGGCAGTAGTGTCGGAGGCACATTGACTCCGCTTACGGCAGATGGCAATGCCTGTATGTACTTCCCCGACTTGTTTGGTGGAGCTACCGGGGCAGGAGGCGTCACCGGGTGCTTTAACATCAGTTTCGGGTATGCCACCAACTCCCCGAATACTTATTTGCAGTCAGTTTTGGGGACGGTGCCCAACTTTAGGGGGGTAACCTGTGCGATCTGGATCGGCGGCAACCGCTCCCTGAGCGATAATTTCACGCAGTCAAATTTGGCGATTATTCCGCAGACGGTGCGAGTAGGGTACATAGGTACCAGTCCTTCTGTGCGCGGAGTGGCTTTCGAAGCCACCCGTATTCAGCAAGGATGGAATACGAGCGGCGGCTGCTGGTATCCGACCAAGGCAGTGGTACAGAGCAATCAAGCAGTAACCGCACCGCCGACCTGGGAGCCTACTTTTGCCGATTCTTTGCTAGGGCCAATTGACGGTACGGTGACCCACATTCAGTTCACCGCGCCGACCAGTGGCGGTAATTCGAACTGGCAGATTGGTGTCGGGGGATACATTCGGATCGGTACAGAATGGATGCGTATCAATACGTTGGAGACCTACGTTCCGAGCGGGGGCGTCTATAACGGTCAGACCATTTTAAATGGATACATGGATGTGACGCGCGGAGTTTTCGGTACAACGCGGGGTACCTACAGTGCCGAAACGGCTTATCAGGTGTATCTGACGGTCTCGACGCCGATTCAGATGATGAATCCGGCGCATATTGTTTACCAGTGCTTGACTGATCCGAAGTGGGGTATGGGGTTGGCGTTGGGGCAGCTGGATGACGCTGCGTTTCGAGCGGCTGCCGATACGTTTTATGCTGAGGGGATGGGGTTATGCATGCAGTGGGTGCAAGCCTCGACCGTGCAGGATTTCCTCAAGATTGTGCTTAACCATTGCGCCGCCAACTTGGTATTGCTGAACGCGACTGGGCTTTATCAGCTGATCCCCATTCGCGGGGGGTACAACGTCTCGACGCTGCCGACCTTCGACGAGAGTGTCATCGTTTCATTAGACGAATTCAGCACTCAAGCCTGGGCAGATGAGATCAATGAGGTGATTTTAGTTTATACCGATCCCGCCACGAACAAAGATACGGCTATTACCGGGCAAGACATCTCGAACATCGATGTCCAGGGCAAGATCGTTAGCCAGACGGTCAATTACCAAGGCATCAAAGATCACGTATTAGCTGCGGCCGTACTAGGGCGGGAATTGTCCGCCCGCTGCACTCCGTTAGTAAAACTGCGTTTCAAGATCAACCGCAGTGCTTGGGGAACATCCATCGGCGGACTGTTCAAGTTGAATTGGGCCGATCGGAATGTCACGGGAATGATTTTCCGGGTGTCGCAAGTACAGAGCGGCAAACTCGAAGCAAACACCATCCAGATCGACGCCGTGCAGGATATCTATGCGCTGGGGTTGTTCAATTATCAGGTGACCACGAGTGTTTCGCCGGCTCAACCTGCGGTCTTTTCGATCCCTTCTTCTGCGTCTAGTGGCGGGCCGACGGTACTGAGCGCGTCGATTACGACCCCTCCACCAAATCCGCTTGATGGGGATCGCTATATCGTCCCAGTTGGGGCGACCGGAGCGTGGACGGGGGAAGAAGGGCTGGTAGCTATTTGGGATGCTGGGTTGCAACAGTGGGCCTTCGTGCCCATCCCGCAGGGCGTCCCTGTCTACGATCAAGCCACGGGGGAGTTCTATACAACGAATAACACGGGGGGATTGATACAATCCCAAGTTGGGCAGGCCACCACGGCATCAGCGGTTTCGTACGATGATTCCAGCACCCAACTCGGCGTGGCGAACGTGCAGAAAGCAATAGAAGCGCTGGCCTCCCAGATTTCGTCTAGCATCAATTTGCAGGCATATGCCAATGGGCAGTGGTTTGCCGAGACTCAAGATGGGACGATATTCAAATCGACTGATTTGATCAGCTGGACCCCGCAGACCTACAACCAGACTTCTTTGAATCAGCTGATTTATCGCTCTGATACCGCCACATACCACGCCTTGAAAGGAAACAAGATTGGGACGACACCTGCGGCCAATTTATGGACAACCTGGACGTATGTGGGGGCGGGGAGCACGCCGTGGCAAGGTTTGAGATGGTTCCCCACGCCGGCTCAGCTCGTGGTATGGGAGGGGAATATTATTAATGTCTCCACCGGGGCAAGTGATGGCGCAACCTGGAGCAACCCTTCGACGGCGGCAGATTACGCGACTGTTGTAGCAGCGGATGCTCCCGTGTTCTGGGCACGGTTAGGGGATGACCATAATAGTTTAACTTGGAACAGCGGCAGCGGCCCCTTCAATGTAACTGGGGGGTTTGGGGGATTTACGCAAACCTCCCGAATGGTGGGGGGATTGTTGGCAGGAAGTGCTGACGCTCTCGATACAACTTTTGACCCGGTTGCTGTGTATTACAGCGATCCGAGTACGGTGCCGGAGGCGATTACAGGAACGGGACCCTTCTCGGTGGAGTATTGGGTGCAAAGCTCGACCGTCCCGACGGTTCGCGCAACCTTATTTACGAAGATGTGTGCCCATCCCGATGGGACTAATAGTGAGGATTTGGTGCTGCTGACTTGGGACCCGATCTTTAATAGCTCGAAGATTACTTTCCAGACGAATCACATCAGCGGACCAGGAGCCCCAACTGTAGGGATGCAGTTGACGACGGCAGCGGGGTATGCTTTGAACGATGGGGGGGTCCATCATATCGTCGCGACTCGTGACGGGGCCGGAGGTGCGGCTATTTACCTGGATGGGGTACAGGTGGCAGTCGGCACCGGACTGCCGGTAGATGACATCACAGCTACCAATGTCGTGGGAAACTACCTCCCCGTAGGGGAGCAATTCAACAATCTGGCTGGTGAATCGGTATTAGATGAGTGTGCTATCTATACGACTTCTTTAAGTTCAGTACGGGTGCTCGCCCATTTTCATGCAGGGACCGCCGGATTACGGGGTGCCGTCTCGATTGTCGATATTGAGTACGACAGTGCGAATTCCCGCTATCTAGTGTTCCTGAACCTTGCCGGGGTATCGGCTGGAGCAGGTACTACGATTACGCAGCCCTGGGTTTTTCAAAGCACCGATGGATTACAGACATTGAGTGCGCTGTCTCGATTGTCCCAAAATGGAACAGATAATGCCGTTCTGAACTCAGTTACGGTGAATGGGACTCATATTGCTGCTGTATTGGCTCTAAATCCTGGGCTGAACGTAACAACGGTCTATACCTACAGTAGTAATAGTGGAAATAGTTGGAACTGGCCCAGCATTTCGATTCCGACCCAGACCAAGAATCAAGCCGCCGATGTGGTCTACTGGGATGGGGTGCAATACATCATGTCTGGTCTGGGATGGACGGGAGAGAGCACCAATTTAACCAGCTGGACTTTCGTCGATAATGGAGCTAATGGATTGCCAGTGGGGTACTACGGCTTGCAGGGATTCCCCAACGGGGCGGGGTTATCGGGAATGTCGGTGAATAATGGTTATGGCATTTCGGGGTTCGGTTCGACTACAACAGGTCTCAGTTGGACTTTGGGGCCAAAATTCAAAGGCAGCGCAAAGGATATTACCTACGATAGCAGTGCCTCGGTGTTGCCGGCAGTAGAAGTCCAGACGGCGATCGAGCTGCTGAGTGGGGAGTGGGGTATCCTGCAAGATCAGATTTTCGGAGATTAAGATGGCGAATTATTCTAAGCAGTTGCTGAGCGGTTCGACTAACGGAGAACCCATTGCGGTGGCTGCTACCGCCATAGGATCGGGAACTTCTCTTCACGTAGCGGTAGCCGGTACCTCGGCGTTAGATGAAGTGTACCTGTATGTTACAAATACGGACGGCGCGGCCCACCAATTGACCTTGTCCTGGGGGGTCACGAGTACGGGCGGATTAGTATCGAATGCCGTTACTATTCCGGCGAATAGCGGCCCCCTACCGGTGGTGACCGGGCTACTGCTCCAGAACGGTCTTGCCATCCTGGCAGCGGCGGATGTAGCCAATAAATTGAACATCACCGGCTTTGTGAATCGGATTCAGTAATGAGTCATGACCCTTACAACAGATTGGGGGTAATTACTGCAAGTGACGCACAGGCAGTCCTTGCGAAGCAAATATTTGGTCCAAAGGTATCCCTATCCTCTGGTGGCGGTGGCACGGGGGGAGGATCGTCGCCGACCACCTCGTTAGGGGATTTAATCGTGCGTGGAGCCACGGTAGATTCTCGCTTAGGGGTGGGGGCTAATGGGCAGGTATTGACTGCTCGATCTGGGGCGACGTTAGGAGTGGATTGGGAGACCCCGGCCGGGGGGAGTGGTGGTTCGGGACAAGCACCGGGACTGATTGCGGACCTCCAGTTCTGGTTTGATGCTACTCAACTGCTGACGAGTAATACCGGCTATATCCTAGCGGAACTGAGCAATCTGGCTCCGGGGCATCAAGGTTTAACCCCCTATAACTATGTCGGAGGAACCGGAACGGTAACTACGGCAACCAAGTTAAATGGGTTACCGGTGGTGTACTTTACCGGGAATCAGGGATATGCCTTTGGGGGAACTGCGGGAACTAATAGTTTCGGAATTGATACCCTACAGGGGGCTACTTTTTTCGTTGTTTTCAATGCCGACGGGTTAGCTTACGGAGAGTTTTTTAGCTCTAACACATCCGCTGCCCTCGCTTTTAGAATGGACAACGCGGGACATACTCAACTACTAAATCCCGGCGTCTCGGCATTTGCTACCGCTACGACGGCGGTAGCCGCTGGGACGTGGTTCCAAGGCAACGCGACCTATAGTTATAGCACTGGGGGCTATGCTTTTAGGACGGGACGCGCTGCCGCTGGCAGTGGCACCTCAGTTCAGGGGGGAGGCAATAGGACGAATCTAATAGGGGTAGATGGGGTGGCGGGAGCTACCTACCTCAAAGGTTATGTCGCTGAGATGTTGTGCTATGCCCGCGTGCTGACTCCAACAGAAATTACGACGGTGGAGAACTACCTGAATACCAAGTGGGGCGTATAGTGCTTGACTTTCTGGTGCTTGCTGCACCGCGATCAGGAACAGCCTGGGCCTCGGTGTGGTTGACTGGACAGTATTCTGTCTGCTATCACGACCCTCTGTGGGACTGGTATTTTGAAGACCTCGATCAGTTGGCCATCTCTCACCCGCGTGAGTTATGTGGGGTATCCTGTACGGGGCTGGCGAATTTCCCGGATTGGGTGATGCGACACCCTGCTCCCAAGGTGATCCTGCATCGACCGCCCGCCGAGGTGGCGGTGAGTGCGAAGAAGCGCTTCAATCGTTCGGCTCCAGGAGAACTGTTCTTTCGTAATCTGGATCGCATTCCGGGCTTACACGTCCCTTGGACGGACCTCTGGGAGAACGCCGCCCCTATCTATGAGCACCTGCTACACCTGCCTTTCGATGAGAAGCGGCACGCACTTTTGAAAGGTCTGAGGATCGAAACGCAAGAGCGCAAAATGTCGCCTGAATTGAGACAGCAGTATGCTCGTCAAGGAGCCCTCCTGCGCGATTGAAAGTGATGTACTACCCCTAAGCGAGAGGTAGTAATGCTAGTGCTGGCACGAGGCGTCGGACAAGAGATTGAGTTGTGCGACGGCTTGATTAAGCTGACGGTATTATCCGTGCAAGGCAGCATTGTGCGACTGGGATTCGAAGCTCCTCGGGAAATCTCTATCGTGCGCAAAGAGGTCGCTGACGAGCGGAGAAAGACGATTGATGACGAGGATTAGAGATGGACGTTTTTTTGGATGCACTCAGAATCCATGGTCCTTGGGCAGCCTTTGTCCTTGCAGTTATGTATATTGGTAAGAAACACCAAGACGAAGACCGGGTAGGGCGAGACGAACACGACAAGCGCATCAAGGCGCTAGAAGACAAGTCCGTGGATAAGGCAGATTTCAAGCGCTTCGAAGATCGCTTCGAGGCGCACGCCAAAGAAATGCGAGCGGGTCAGACCGAAGTGTTACAGCTTCTGGCGAAACGCTAATTGCAATTAATTGCACGAGATCCTGATGGATGAAATTCAGCTGGCCGTCAAGCGGTTAATCCAGGAAGAGCGCTTTCTCAGCTACCTGTATGACGATGCTGACGATGCTCCGGTTAGAGCCCCCAGAGGGAATGCGACCATTGGGTATGGTTGTAATGTTCAAGCGGGCTGGTCGCGGCCGTTCGCGCAGAAGGTCTTGCTATTGCAGGTCCAAGAAGTCGCTCAGGTCTTGGTCCTGCTGCCGTGGTATCAGAAATGCAACGCCGCCCGCCGCTCGGTGTTCATCGACATTGGCTTCAATGATGGAGTCGAGGGGTTCGTCAAAGGATTCCCGCTCTTGGAAAAGGCGGTGATGGACGATGATTGGATCGAAGCCAAGAAGCAGTGTCACGTCCGCAATCCGAAATTGCTGACGCGATATAACGCCCTCGGCGAGATCCTATTGACGGGAGAGATTGGCGCTGCCTAAGCTGTGCCGTCTCATGAAGAGGTGTGTATGGCTCTGTCCGACAATCGCCTGCGAATCATCAATCAGATGGTCCTCGCGGTGCTCTTCGCCGTCGGCCTTCTGGCCTTTCTGTTCGTCCTGTTGCTGCTTCCGCAAAAGGATCTGAACCAGGTCTATGTGACCATCGTCAGCAACCTGCTGTCGATTATCGGCACTGTGGTGGTCATGCAGCAGACGCACTTCTTCAAATCGCCCGATTCTCAGTCGGAACCACCGACTCCGGTACAGCCGATGCAACCTATCAGGTTGCTGCCTTCTACCCCCAAAGATGAGGTTATTCAAAATGACATCCCCAACTCGCCGGCCCCTGGCGGTATCGTTCGTACTCGCATTGGCTCTGCTGGCAGTCCTCCCAGCCCTTAACGGCTGCGCGACACTGCAGAAGTGGGTCGGTTCCCCCAGCTCAGCGGCTATCCTGCAGACGGCCACGACCGTAGCGGTCGGCGAGACCGTACTGACCGGTAAGACCGTCGCCGAGCAGCAGCAAGTCGCGCAGAATATCCTGACGGTAACCAAAGCCGTTCAGGGAGCCCTAAACGGGGATCAGACCACCGTGGCGACGTTGGTGGCGCTGGCGCAGGCCAAAGTCATGACGTTGAAACTCGATCCCCAGCAGCAGCTGGCTGCTACGACTCTACTGGCCTTTGTTTCCAGTCAGCTACAGGCAAAAGTGGGAGCAGGCGTGCTCAAGTCCACCGATCTGGTGGTGGTGAACGATTTCGCCGGTTGGGTAATCACGGCAGCAACGCCCTACGCAGGTAGCTGAGATGAAATTGGGCAAGTTCCTGACCGATGTCGGGCTTGTCCCCCTGGTGCGCCGTCCGGACCTGTGGTGGTTGGACGGCCCACTGGTGTATCAGCGTGCCGATGGGATTAAGATCACCGCTCCCAAAGGCTTCATCACCGATGACGCTTCGATTCCGAAATTTCTCGACTGGATTCCTGCCTTAGATCGCCAAGGTCTCAGTCGGCGGCCGGGACTGATTCACGATGCGTTGTATGCCATGGGGCGCACAAAAGGCAAAGATTTTTGCGATCAGACTTTGCGCGAGATGTGTGAGGTAGAGGGGATCAGTCCGTTCTGGTCCGGCGCTATTTATCAAGGCGTGCATTGGGGGGGAGGCTCCAGCTGGTCCTCTGATGCTACCGAAGCGAAGCACATCGATCGACAAGGGTCCTTCATTACCTTAGCGGATTACCGCAATTGGGTAGTGGCGGGGGCTTCGGTATTCTCGTGAGGGGGTATCTTGTTCAGATCCTGTTGATAACTGTGATGGGGTTCACAGTTTCAGCACAAGCGCAGACGGTACCGTCTCCAGGGATTGCCTTAGGGCAGAAACTGCCCTCCTTAGTCAACTACGGCTTCACCGGCGGCATGTTGGCGATCCCGTTCAAATTCCACCCGTCCGACCATGCGTTGACGGGTGGGGGTACGGTAGGCGGTTACGTGGGCTGGAGAACCTCCTGGATGGGACTCACCCTCACCCCAATTGCCAGCGCCGGACTGACGATGTCAGATGCGGTCTACGGCACCGGATTCAGTGTAGCCGGGGGTTTCATCGGATCAATTGCAGCCAGTCCGATCCAACTCGGGTTCGTTTACGGTGTCGATTGGTATGCCAACAAAGTCCACTATCCCTACAACGGGAAGCTGTGGCTGGCGATCGAAGTGGGCTATAACTTCAGCCAGTAACGGTTATTTGACAAACGCTAAGAACTAAGCTATCGTTCACGCATAGTCTCAACAGCATGGAATTATGCAGTGATGAATTTTGTCTTTACTGGCCCGGCGAAAGTAGAAGGTCTCCATTTCGAGCGTAAGCACTTGATTGCATTGGCCCGAGAGAAAGGCCACAAGGTGCAGCAAAAAATGTGGTTTGACACCGACTATCTCGTTGCCAATCCGGAATCTCTGAAGAAGAACACCCTCAAGACGCGACAAGCCAAATTGCTGCAGAAGAAGGTCATTACGCCTGCCGAGTTCCTGAAGCTGATGGATATGCTATGAAGCTCGCAGATTGCGGACCCTTCGATGAGGTGTTCACCCACGAAGATCCGGATACGAAAGTCATCCGACATTTCAACGCTACGCACATGGCCTTGTATGCCTTCATGCATAAGTTCGAAGTGATCGTGATGGGACTAGAGGCACGCACAGTGGAGTTCGTGCGTGAGAATCGAGGCATCGAGCCTTGGAAGGTGCAGCGCCTGAGAGAGCCGTTCCTATCGCGTCCTATCATCCTGATCGAATACGACGACACGACGCATCTGTGCGTCGATGGTCACCATCGCATTGTCCGGCTCTGGAATGGGGGCCGAAGAGAAGTCCGTGCCTGGGTCTTCCCGCGCGGCCAATGGGAGCGATTTTTAATTGAGGATTTACCATGCCCAAGATAATTCGAGGTCCGTCGATCGAAATCGGGGAGGAGACTTTTCCGTTGCCCGACGTGATCAGCCAGTTCCAGGAGTCGGTCGATGAGGATCAGACCGATCCCGATGAGATCAACGAGCTGCTGGTGCGTCGCTATGCACAGGCGACGTCTGAGATTCGAGAGCTACTGGATGATTATACCGCCGACCTGTGCGGCTGGACGCTGAAGACGCTGATTCAGCAGGCGGGCGCGGAGGATGAGCTGTTGAAGGCACTGGGGATCGTAAGTGGCCAAGACGCAGAGCCTGCTCAAAACAGCGGTTGATGCCCGGATTCCGCTGATCGCGGCGAAGACCGACGATCCTCGGTACTTCCCCGCGATCGTGAGTGCGATCACGAAACGCAAGCCGGAGATTGTACGGTGGAAGGCGCCATCGAGTATCGCGGGCAAGTCGCAGCAGGTGTCCATCGCTAGTTTCATGAACGGCAAGCAGTTCGGTGTCATGGAATGGCAGGACGGGCTCAATTGGCACGACATTGGCGTGTGGTTGGAGAAGAACGAAGCTGTTCTGGTCGTCATGAATCCGGAGACGCTACATCCGTGGATGATGGATGTCGGGACGGTGACCATGCCGCCGAGCGTAATCGAAGAGTTCGTCTCCGAATTTGTTCCGGAAGACGAAAATACCACTATGCATATCGCTGCCTTGTCGGGTCTTTCTTACACGAACATGGTCCGGATCACGAAGATGGCCATGCAGCGGTATGGGGAGTTCACCCCGAAAGCGATCCGCACGATCCGTCGTGAGTTTTTTCAGGTCACGCGCGGGCTGGAGGAGATCGAAACCGAGCAGCTGTTCTATTACGCATCAGACCATCTGAAGAAGTGGCTGACCGTAGAGGGAGCCCTCTTCAAGCCCGACACACACCCCCTACTCACCCCTAGGGGGTTCCTCTTCAAGGGGCGCCCAGGCACTGGTAAAACGTCTGGGGCTAAGTTCCTGGCCTCTTCTCTGAAGGTCCCGCTGTATAAGCTGGATATGGGAATGGTGCTGTCGAAGTGGGTGGGGCAGTCAGACGAACGCTTGAAGATGGCGCTACAGCAGGCGGATTCCTTCGAGCCCTGTGTGCTGCTGATCGATGAAGTCGAGAAGTTATTCGAGATGGCCGATACCTCGGGGGTGATGCCTCGTCTGCTCGGCTATCTTTTGTGGTGGCTACAGGAACACCAGTCCAAAGTGTTGGTCATCATGACCACCAACGACGAGAAGAAGATCCCGCCGGAGTTGTATCGACCCGGTCGTCTCGATGAGGTCGTTGAGTTCATTGGACTTTTACAAACGCAACTGTTATCGTTCGTATACGAACTCGGAAAAGAGCTGAGTGGGATCGCTAAGTTAGCTGAGATTGAATTGATGACGGTAGCGAGCTATCTGAAGCCTGATTCTGAGGGGAAGACCTTCACACAAGCTCGGGTGACCGAGGCGGTGCTGAGGGAGATTAAGTTGAAAGTCCTCAAACATAACCAGGAGAAAAGCAGTGGGTAGACGATCCAATCCTTCCGAAGAGGATTTCGGGGAGTTGTTGCGTAATGGACTGACGAGCACCCGTAGCTACGTGGTGCTCAAAGAGAAAAACCGGAGCCCGGTGTACCTGTGCTTCCGGCCGTTCCTGCACCGTATGGGGCAGGCGGTGATCTACGTCGGGGGTAAGCTGGCAGCCTTCCCGAACACGAGCCACGAGAAGTGGGCCAGCCTGAGTGCTGAGGAGCAGACGGAAGCGCTGAAGGCGGGGTGGAAGAATCTGCCGCAGGATCGCGTCTCGTCCGAGCGGGTCGGCAGCCATGCCGGCTTCTACGTCGCGGCGGCAAGCAAAGATCTGGAGACCTTCAAGACCAAGTTCGACAAGGGTCACCTGATCCATGCCTTGCTGGATTCGATCGAGGAGCAGCTGGAGACTGAGATTTCCAATCGACAGGAAGTCGTCGCCTACCTGTCAGGGTATTACCACAGCCATCTGGCGTCGGTATTCGCACCCGATTGGGGAGTCTCTCTGCCCCCGCGCCTCATCGGCAAGAAGTCGGAGATCCTGCTGGGTCAGGACTATGTTGGGGATGGCGAGAAGTTGGACGCCTTCGTCAAGCAGTACAACCTGGAAGAAGTGCAGATGAAGTCGGACGCCGCCTGATCGCGGGAGTCCATGAAACTTAGCTCCAGGTCGGTAGGGACCTGGGGCTTTTTCATTCGGGGGTATCGGTGTCGAATAAAGCAGTGAAGTGGGCCTATGAAAAGGTCCAGACGGTGGATGCCACCGCAAAAACGGTACTGGTCTGTCTAGCTGACCATGCGAATCTGAAGGGGGAATCCTGGCCGGGGGTGCAGCTGATCTGTCAGAAGACGGGGCTGAAAGAACGGACGGTTCGATATGCCCTGCGGCGGCTAGAGAGTTTAGGGACGGTGAGTCGAGAAGCTCGTTACGTGAAGTCGAAACGACAGCGCTCCGCGATCTACCGGTTGAAGCTCAATCGGCAGTTCGTGCCCCAACCTCCAGCATCTGATGCCCCAACCCCCGGCACGTCATGCCCCACCATTCTTGATCCCCCATTTGATCCCTCATCAGAACTCCCAGAAGCGCCCGAAAAAACGGGCGCGATTGATCCTGGATTACTGATTTTCAGCGATGAGGAAAGTAAAGCCAATTTGGAGAAATTGATGAAAGCGGGAGATTTGCTAAGTCAATTGACGAAAGAGATGACCGAAGAGCAGGTGATTACGAAAGCGAAGTCGAAGGGCAGTCCCTCGTCTTTGAGGCTGTCGCAGCTATGGAAAGATTTACACGCCGTGCATAAAGTGGAGGTGTATGTCGGACCGATCAGTCCCAAGGAGCAAGGACAATTCACGCAACTGGCCAAGTTATTGGCGGGGCTGGATGCCTGCTATGTGATGTCTACGGTGATTCGGGACTGGGTCCCTTTTGGCAAGTTTTTGAAAGAACAGGGAGTGGTTTACGACTTTCCGGACCGCCCGCATGTGGGGTTTTTGTTGAAGCACGGCCTGATGGCGGGACAGTTCTACGAAAAGGATGCCCTGCAGACGACTTTAGGGGCGGTGAATCAACCCGAAGGGTTGAAGCCTTACATCCCCGAGTGCAATTAATTGCAAAGGATCACTGAACGACTCAGGCACACCCCTTGCTTGACAAACGCTAGCCAAATCGTTATGGTAAGCATAGTCAATGGGTGGTCTGCATATGTCTGAGGTCATGCAAGCGTATAACACCGGGGTTCTGAGTCCAGAAGTTCACGGCCGACTGGTCGCGAACCTGGATTGCTTTGCCCGCCGCGCCAACATCATGGAGCAGATGGTGCTGCACAAGATGTCGGAGTTCAGTTGCACCGCAATCGAAATCGATTACGTGAAGAAAATCCGTCGTCAACCGGCGATGGGTAATTACGGCCTGATCTATACCGGTAAAGAAACGAAGCCGGTACTGACGCGCATGATGGCAGTCGCTGGAGCCTGTCTACGGAATTTCGTCGAAGCGAAGGTCGTGACGCTGCAAGAACTGTTGAGTGATATGAAGGAGGGCTCGCCTCCCGAGGCCACCGTTCTGTTGGTGCCGAATTTCTTTGTAGCCAAATCAGAAGGCGGTAAGATCGCCGACTGGCACATTGCTGAGTTGTTAGGATTACTCTATGCCCGCATGGCGGCGGGAAAGCAGACGTTTCTGTACGTCAGTGATTTTCAAGCCTTGCAGAAGACGTATGGCGATCCGATCGCCGAGCATTTAAAGAATCATTTTAAATCCGTCGCAGCTTAAAAAGACGGCGGATGAAGCGGTGAGGGTTAATGTCAACGGCTGCGTTGGGGTTGGTCGCGTCTTTAGTCGATTCCCCCACAGGGTTATCCGACTTCATTCGACTAGGGCTTAGTTCGGAACTATTCAAAGGGCCAGAGGAATCGGATTGCTGGCAGCTGCTGAGCGGTTATATCGGTAAGTACGGCACGGTTCCGAATCGTCAGCGTTTTGTTGATAATGGGATTGCGCTGCCGCTGCAGCACGCTGACCCCGCCGAGTGGTATGCGGATGTATTGAAGTCCCGCCATACCCACGTGACCCTCAAGCAGACGGTGTTGGATGTTCAAGACGCCCTGAACGCCGACAAGCCGTATGACGCCCATCAGTTGATGACCGATACGGTGTTGAAGCTCCTCAAGACGAACTACAAGCGCAAGCTGGTGGATTTCGCTCACGAAGGCTTGGACATCATCAGCAAGGAGATGAAGGCCAAGAAGCTGCAGGGCGATGATTACGGGGTGAAGTTCGGCTGGCCGACGCTGGATGGGATGGCGGAAGGGCTGGCCGGCGGGGATGTGGTGACCATCGTGGGTCGTCCTGGGAAGGGTAAGACCTACGCGATGCTGTATACCGCCTCGCATGCCTGGAAGAAGCAGAAGAAGCGGCCGATGTTCGTTTCGATGGAGATGAAACCGTTGCCGATTGTGCAACGGTTGGCGGCGATGAACGCCAAGAAGCCCATCACGCAGCTGAAGAAAGCCGAGCTTTCTACCGCCGCTGAGAAAGACCTGTTCGCCAAGTTGAAGGCGTACGAGGACGAAAATCAGTTTTGGGTCGTCGATGGGAATCTGACCGCCTCGGTCGATGACATCATCCTGCTCGCGCGGCAGTTGAAGCCGGACGTGGTGTGGATCGACGGCGCGTATTTGGTGCGCGGGGGCAATCAGCAGCAACGCTGGGATCGGGTGACCTATGTTCTGGAGCGGGTGAAGTCGGATTTGGCCGAAGCGCTCGATCTGCCGGTGGTGATCAGCTTCCAGTTCAATCGGAAACAGAAGAAAGGGGCTGAGGCCGACCTGGATAACATCGCGTACTCCGATGCGGTGGGGCAGCTGTCCTCAGTGGTCTTAGGATTGGGGCTTGCCGATGATGAAGGCTCGGTGGAAGCCATCCACAAGCGCAAGGTGGAGATCATCAAAGGGCGTAATGGCGAGGTCGGGGAATTCTTTATCCACTGGCAGTTCGACCAAGGCCCCGATTTCATGAATTTCGGGGAGATCAAGACGATCGATCAAGGCGATATGGTGTTCGGAATCGAATGAGGTGATGTATGGGTGGAGGACACGGAAGTCCTATTTGACAAACGCTAAGGATTCTGCTATTCTCTTCGTACAGTGAATCAGCATGGAGACTCTCAGATGGGCGAAGGTATAGCTTTCTTTCGATGGGTGGCTCTGATTATCTATCAGAAGCAGTGCCGCTGTCGGAAGCGGAAGTGCCAAAAGTATGTGCTATATCGATGGCGCGCGGGCCTGAGAGGGGCGCGCTTAGCATGAGCTGGCAGCATTCTTTGATTCTGGTGGGGCTGGTGATCCAAGGGATCGGCTGGCCCTTCATCATTTGGCGTAGTCGTAGGAGATAGCATGGCTTACGAATTAGAAGTTGAAGCTCAAGAGACGGCGAAGACCGTACTCAAGATTGAAGCAGCTCAAGAGAGCGCTTTCGATCAGTTGGTCGATCTGTACTGTGAGCTGCGGTCCGCCATCGATCCGAAAGTCGAAGAGCTGAAGATCCAGCAGAAGGAGCTGCTCGAAGTCGAGACGCAGCTGATGGGCGCGATCGACGAACAGTATCAGCCCGAAGACGAGAGTATCCGCAAGACGCAGCAATGGCTGTTGTCGTTCGGTCCCAAGGGCAAGCAGTTTCAGCTCGAAGACAAGAAGAAGCTGATCGAGCTGCTGGGGCTGGGGACTTTTATTGAGCTGGCGGAAGTATCGGTGACCCATATCCGCAAGCACCTGACCGAGAGTCAAGTAGCGCAGGTGGGGAAGGATGTCCGCAAGACCAAAAGAAAATTAAGTTATGCCAAGAAGATGTTCGCCGAAGAGAAATCGTGAAAGTCGTCAAGACGCTCGGGGGCAAGTCGATCCTCGTTCCAGAGGAGTTTGATTACGTGGTGAAGAATACCGTAGATTCGCCCTCCTCGGAGATCTTGAAGGAGCCTTGTCCGACCTGTGGTAAGGGGATGCACAACTTCGCGGGGAAAGGATCTGAATGTCAGAACTGCGGGTGTACCTGGACCATGGGGAGCACCCCTAAAGCACCGAAATACCTGAATACAGCTCCGAAGATCCCCGCTAAAGACGGTCTGGAGATGGTGTTGGTTGATAAGCTTTTATGGGAGACGGGGACCAGTAAAGCCTCCCGCAATGTTCAGATCCGGATGCGATTGCATGAAGATCCCGAGACGCTGACCTTCGGTCTAGCCAATCTGTGGGACGAGTTCTTCGATTTAATGGCGCACACGCCCGGCTCACCGGGCAATAAAGTCCTGAATTCAGACGTACTGGCTGCGCTCGCCCAGAAAATGCTGGAGATCGAGACTGCACGTGCAGAGTTTACAGGGGCAAAGATTCCTAGCCCATACCAGCAGCCTACGGGGCCGACTAAGATTTTCGAGATACAGAAGGAAGACGGCACCTTGTATCATATGACGGAGAGTGCCAAGTTAAAAAATGCCCCGAAGGGGTATATGAAGCCATCGGAGTCGAGTGACCCCCTTATAATTGAGAATTTCCTCCCCACCGCTGAAGTATTAGAGCAGTGGGAACAGCTGAAGCCCCTTCAGGATAAGATTATGAGTGCCCTGTCTGAGACCTGTGGTATCACGATGGCAAACCTCTTAGAGGTTGCTGGGAAGGCTGGGAAGGCTGACGTATTGGGTGGTACCACACACGCCTTGAAGTACGTGGGTCCAGATGAACTGATAAAAGTTCTTCCGAGTGGACAGGCGCAAATCGTTAAGAAAAAATAGATGGATCAGTCGCATGCGGTGGCGTTCCTCAGCCATCTAAAAGCTAAGCATGTCCAGGCCCGAGGGAAATGGGTGCAGGCCAGTTGTGTCCTGGCGCCGTGGTATCACGATACGGGGAAA